GCATATATACGAATTTTACTAATCTCAGTATCTTTATATTCCGGTTTAATATGTGAATAAATTACATATGATTCTATATTTGCTGGAGTTAACGATCCCGTTGTAAATGTGCTGTTATCCCAATACATTGTAAGTCTAGGAACATATATAGTATGAGTTTCGCGACTAAAATATCTAATAAAACCAGCCATCGTAGTATCAGCTTCGTCAGAATCTGATAGTTTTAATAAAAATCCATTATTTGGAATAGCATATCCATTGCTACCAGATATCCACAAATTAATTGCATCAGTAACATCCATATTAATATCAGTTGGCCTAGTTGTAGAATTTTCAACAGTAGTCAATCCTGGTTGCATAAAGAATGTTTGATTGAAATTATTAATATCAAATACTCCGGCGCTAGGTTGATATAAATAACTACCACCTTTTCCTGATCCTGATACGTAAATTGATGATGAATTAACTTGTATGTTCTGACTACTAGATATCCATAATGATCCTGACTGCGAATCTAATGCCCACGATTCTAATGGTGTTCCCCAACTTATACCATTCGTAGTAATTGGAGAATCAGAAATAAATCCAGTACCATTTTTCCATGGCTGTCCTACTAGTTTTGCATCAATTGTAAAATCAGAAGGTAAATTCTTTGCATGGGTTGTGTATAATTGTAAACTAAATTTACAAGAACTTAAATCTACAGAATATTTTGATAATGTATCTAGAATTTCAGTCATACCGAATTTTAATATAGATCTGGATTTTTGTAAAGCATCCCCATCATTATTTAATCGTTTTCCAATTTCTAAAATTTCATCAATCCCGGCATTTGCAAATTCAGATACTTCATTTAATGTTGCATCATTTTCTGCATAAAATATTCTAAACATTTATTTCCTTTTTTATAATTTGTTTAATTCAACTATTATATTTTTAATATTAACAGGTAAATCATTAAAATTAATTTCAACCGGTTCATCCGTCACTACCGATTCTACTGAACTTATTAAATTGATATTAGCCCAATATGGTGCATCTACAATTATAGTAAAGATATTGGTATTAAAATAAGCAATAAAATCACTTACTCCCGATACATGGGTTTCATTCTCAGTTGATGGTTTATAATCAAGTTCTATAGCACCTAAGTCTACTATAATTGTTTCTTCTATTTCTAAAGAAATATTATTTGTTATTGTAATATTCATAATTTAATAAATTGGTAATGTTAATAATGGTTCGACTTCTAAATTATTAGTTGCATATTTTTGTGTTAATACATCTGATATATTCACATTGGAAACACAATTTTTAAGTGCTATAGTTACTGCATTTCCATTAGTATTAACCACATATCCACCACCACCAACTAATACAGCATCAGTGCGTATCATTGATAATTTTGCAGTAATTGCAGTAACACTAATGATATCTATTGTTGCATCATCTTGAATTATCTTACATTTATCAAATCCAATTTCATTATTTAAAGATACTAGAAATGCATTAGTTAATGTTCCAACTAACTTATTAAATGTTGTGCCATTAAAAAACAATTTTACAACGTTGCCTGCATTATTAAATACAGTCGCTGAAGTATCAAATAAACCATTAATACCTTTTATCTTTTTTGAATTGAATACAACTGTCATAACAGAATTATTATGGGAATGAATACCTCTTGCAATCGATAGGTCTATATTTCCATTAATAGTTACTAGACCTCCAAATGTTTGATTATTCTGAATTAACTGACTGCTTGTATTTGTAGCTTCATTAATAATATCACCATTAATTGTGAATTTAAAATTCGAATCTGTTTGCTGAAAATAGAGTGCATTTTTAAAACTTTGTCCAAATGCCCCTCCAGTTTTCCATATCCAACTAGGTGCAGTAAAAATCCAAGTTCCGGTACAATTAACACTACCTGCTGAAATGGCAGTTAATGTAATTGCGTAGTAAAAGATTACTGGTGTTTTACATGTAAAATTAAAATCACAATCACCTCTTACAGCAATATCCTGAGACCTATTTCCTAATGTACATTTTTCTAAAATAACCGTTAATTTAGCTTTACCTACTGACGTTGTTGGATTATGTGCTATGCATCTTGTATTATATAATGATGGTATTGGCATTTTATATACTTCAAATGCTTCAATATGAATATCAGATGCAAATAATCCATTATATAGTAATGCATCTTCTTTAAATGTTGCATATCCTAAAACAACAGCTTTCACAGTATTTACATCATCAATAAATCCACCCGATGTAAATACTACACCTGGTTCACAATAAGTAATTATATTAGTTTTTAAAGTTATAGTAGAACTATATGTTCCACTTCTTAAATATATACACCCCGGCTGTGATTCTGATACACCGTACGCAATTAATGCTGTTTGTGCTGATGCTATTGTTGCATATGGTTTAGTTACATCTCCTAATGCCGCCGTTGCATCATCGCCGGTTACTAAATCTATAAATGCATAATGAGTATGTAATACTGCTGTTGCTAATGATGGTGCATATGATGCCGATAATGACATTAATGCATAAGATGCAGTGGTAATATAACTAGCAGTTTGAGCTAATTCAATATAACTAGCAGTGAGTGCATACGATGCACTTTCTACATACGATGCACTTTGAGCTAAATTTACATAACTAGCACTTTGTGCTAAATTTACATAAGAAGCACTAATTGCTGAATCAGCAGTTGATGAACTATTAATATAATTTATATACGAAGCAGAAATTGCATAAGATGCGGTTGTTGCTACGTTAGCATATGATGCTGTTACTGTCCAACTAGAAGTACCATACAATGAACCAGTAAAACCAGTTGTTGATAATACAGATCCGGTTATTGTTAATGAACCTGATAAAATAATAGATTCAGGCTCAGTACCCATTAATACGTCATATATATCTGATACATAACTTGCAGAAATTAAAGCGCCTGGAATTATTTGTGCATAGTTATTCGATAGTATACCCATTGTAGTCGTTCCTTTTCTATAAATATTTAGAAAAAAGAAAACTAGTAACTTACAACACGACCTTTAATATCCTGTGACGGAAATTTAACTTCGAATATGCTAGGATCTAATGACGGGTAAATTACACCATTTTTAGTAGCAGATGATAAATCATATACATTCCCGGAATATCCTAATGCAGTATCATATAGATTTTTAATAATAACGCCAATTACAGATTGAACTCCTTTTATATTTGCAATTGTAGTAGTTATATCAGATTTAAGTATAGGTTGATTGATTTGCCATTTATCAATATTAAATAAAGATTGCATTGCATTAATACATTTTAATAAAACTTCATTACTATTATAATTTGGTAATACTGATATTTCAAATTCAATACCAATATTAATTATAAATGCATCTTTAATATTAACAGCATCTGTTAAAATTCTATAATGATTTAAATATGTTTTTAAATTGTCTTTAATTGCATCATTTACACTAGTTAATTGTTTTAATGAATTAAATCCTAATATATACATATTCATTGCTAATGGGTTAGCTATTCGATTCGTTGTATATTCATCTTGTGAAAGTTGATCATCTGGCACAATATATGATTTTGCAACTGAACCAAATTTAGCTGGCATTGAATATGATCGAATAATATAATCTTCTCTAGTTACTAATCTATTTTGAGTAGCAAAATTACTTAAAGCATTGTTTTTAATTTCTTGCAATGATTCTGCCGATGAAGCACCAGATGCCGGTGATGGATTATTGCATGCAATTGAATTTTTTGCAAAATTGGTTAAACTAACATTAGCAGTTGAATTAACATCATCATCATATTCTATAAAATTAACGGTAGTTAATGTATTTGCAGCAACATTATCAAGTATACCATTACCAACAGTATAAGTTACAGTTAATGTTGTATTTGATGGAACTTGTCCATATGTACGAGTATATAAAAAATTAGATGGATCAATATCAATATCGATACTTCTACGAACCCCGGCTAAGCCATTGCCAACATTATCTGGGTTTGGAACTATTTCTTCATCATTATTATCAGATATCCCAGCACCGAATTGCAATTCTAACTTATTATCACTTCGCAATCTAGTTATAAATCGTTTAGATGCTTTTCTCATTTTTAATAAACTAGGACAAGAATCTCTATATTGTGCAAAGTCCGGGTCATTTTCTAATAGATTTGGTACTGATTCAAATACAGTATCCTGTGCCAAATATGGTACTTCATACCAATTATCTCCATCTGATTCGGTTACTGATATAATATCAATAATAGAAGTATCTAGCAACATCACTTTATCGTATACTATAGGAGATCCGAATGTAAATGTAGTTGTTTTTACATCCCCGGATACTGCCTTAGCAGTTTTCTTTAAAAGATAATATGTTGGCTGTTTTGTTGAATCATTAGTTTCATATATAGTAACATCAGTAGGATTGTTAGATGATGAAAAAGAAAAATCTATAGAATCTAATGTTCTAAATTTAGCTGCTCCGTCTTTTTGTTTTACTTGCATTCCTGATTTAATAGATAATGCATATGAAAAATCCGGTCTAACATTTGTCCCGGAGCCAATAGCTGGTACTAATTGAAAAACATCTAGATTAACATATGCTGGAATTGACGTTTTTGCTTTATATCCTAATGAACTAGCTAAATCATATATATTCGAACGTTCTGATGCTTGCTCTAATAATGATTCTTTAAGATTATTATCTGAATAATATGATAATACATCACCGACATAGGAAGCTAAATCTAAAAATAACATCCCAGGAGATGCTTCGTTAAAATCAGTATATGTTTGTGGAAAATATTGTTTAGTAAATTCAATCAAATTTCGTTTAAATTGTTTGAAATCTTTTCCTAAATATGTTACGTCTTTTTTTGTTTCCATATCTTTAATTAACCATTAATGTACCATTAGTATCAGCTGAAATCGTAATACTCCGTGTATCAAACCCAGTAACTGAAAATGTAAGTGTTATTTGTATGTTGTGCTGCAATGTATTATCATCTTCATTTGTTATTATATCTAAATTGTCTACATTTATATAAGGTAGCCAATAGGCAATTGGTTTTAGTATTATATCAGAAATTTCTTGTTTTAATGAAGTAATATTTGCCTCAAATAGTATATATAATAATTCAGTACCAAATGTTGGTTCCATATATCGTTCACCTAATCGAGTTAATAATAATGTTTTAAAATTTTCATATGCCTGATCATTGGTTATATATATAGATTTAAAAATAGGAGACGTTTCAGAAAACGATATTCCCAATCCTATAGAATTAGAATTAGAATTAATTTCATTAACGCCTATTATTTGATATGCCATTAGTTACCTTTTTTATTATTTATTGCTTTCATTAAAGCTGAATAATCTCTAGTTAATGCTCGTTGTACTTCTGGCGCAACATCATATATCTTACCCGTTTCTGGATCTTCCATATTAGTTGGTGCAGTTTGCTGTCCGTTTTGACGCATCATACCAAATCCTTGTGCATCAGCAGAAGAAAATCTTAATTCATCCATTCCTTCATTCATTAATTCAGTATATGATTCTAATGAATTTGAAGACTCGGATATTAAATCTGTTTCATTTAAAACGGATGCCCATTTATTTTCAGTAAATTGAGGTCTCTTGCTAGATACTGGAGATTTAGTAGGAGCAGCTGACATAGTTGCTTTAATTGGTGTTTTTGGTTGTGCAATTTCTGAAATAGTGGATTTTAATCCTTCTTGCAATATTTCAGTTAATTCTTGCTTAATCACAGTTTTTAGTTCTTCTCGAACTACTTTGCGTAATGCTGTTATAAAAGTTTTTTGGTCCATAGTACTTATTTTTATATAAATATTGTAATTATTAATTTACGGGTTATTCCCAATTGGTTATTGACATTTTTGGTCCATATATAATAGATGTTGTTGTATCTATATAATAATCGCCTACTTTACCTAGATCTAATGACGGTAATCCAGCATCCTGATACACTTTGCTAGGTGCTTCTTCTAACGATGTTAGCAGGTCTCTTTGTTGGGTTATAAGGTCATATATCGTAATTGATCTATAATCTAGATCATCATTTGATACATTGTCGTCATTATAAAAGTTAGTTGCAACCAAATCATTATAATCACCAGCAAACCCATCACTACCAAAGCCACCACTACTAGACCCATCGCCACTAGACCCATCACCACTAGAATTACCATTTACAACACTATTAGGTAATTCAATTGTTGGTACATCCCCATTACATACATTAGATAATTTTGATATTGCTGATGTTAATAGAGGTATTATAGTTTGTAATTTACCGGTTAATTGTGCTGGTACCGCAGCAAATTGGTTTAAAGATGCAATTGCATTTACAATTGTAGCATCCTGAATAGCCATTAGCTGAGTTGCAATAAATACAGGGGCTGTAACTGGATTACTTAATTGTGCTACAGTAATAGCAGTTTTAACACCTTTTGCGATAGTTACTAATTTCTTAACTGAATCAATTGATTTCTGTATTTTGGGGATTCGAGCTTGTACTTGTGTTAATTGTGATTGTATCGCAGCTAATTGAGATTTCATGTTTTCAACCCGCGGATCATCACATTTTATATTAACCGGCATTTTGGTTGAATCTTGTACAACTTTATTTACTTGATTTAATAATTTATCAGTTTGAGTATCTATTTGTTTTATTATTATATCAACTGCTTTACCTGGTAATTTAGGTATAAGATCTAATGGTGGAACTATCGATGCCATAACGAATCCTTAATATGTATTTTTTTGTATGAAATATTTTGAACTTAAAAGCTCGGTTAATAATGACTGAGCATCTTT